AAAATAGACGGTTCATTGCGTGAGGCATACGGAACAATGAACCCGGACATAATCCCGGCACCAACCGGAACCCGTAAACCAGCCGACACGGTTCAAACATATTTCGACACCGAAAAGCAGGAATATAGATGTTTCAAAAAAGCTAATTTAATTCGTATTGCATAAACAACGCCGGGGGAAACCCCGGCATAAAATAACAAAGACATGGAAAAGTACATTTTGACAAAGACCCAAAAGGGCAAAAAATACTTATATGAAGTTAAGGACGAAAACGGAAACGTTGTTTCAAAAAGGACGTCAACCCGTGATTATGTGGCGTGCAGCGTTAGCGGCGAATTTTATTTTGGTCGTTTGGATTTGGTAGGAAAAGGAGATTACGGAAAGCGATTGGCAGGGGCGCAAAAACGGGCTAATTATTCAACGTCCGTATATATGGCAGACCGTGAGGCGGCATTGAAAGAGGCACGACAATGTATTGCGATAGAAAGGCGTTTAGGCAAATCCCCGGAATGGTTGGAAACATACAAAGCGGATTTTTATAAAAGCATAGACGAACGTTTCCCAACAGACCCGGAAACAATAGAAAAGAAAGTTTCTGAAATTATCGAATACGGAAAACAGATGTTGAACGGACTTACAATTGCATATTTGAAATAATAAACAGCCGGGGAGCAATCCCCGGTTTAATACTTAAAAGCCATGCGGTACGCATTAAGAAAGCAGGATAAAATAAAAGCAGTATTGGGAAAAGAATATTTGGAAAACAATATTCTGCAAAGCCTAAATAAATACTTTGAAAACAGCGACAACGACCGGATATATTCAGACATTGAACCGGACGGGTACGTTACGGATTACGGCAACAAATACCCATTGTTGAGGATAAACGACGTTGCAAACAGCGACGCAATGTTAGAATTTGCCGTTATGGGGCAAATGTACGATGTATTGAATTTGTCTTATGTTGGTAGAATGAAAGGTTAAAATATGGACGTGATAATATTAATTTTCTTTGTATTATTAATTGCAACCCTATTATTGGGTATATGGCAAATAAAGAACCCTAAATTAAAAACCGCTGATGATTTAAGCGACGATTTGTGTTTATATTGTCCTTTGGATGATGACGAAAAAGGAACCCACGGCGTCCCAAATGGATATATAAGTTGTGAGGGGCGTTATTGCCAAGAAGCGTATGAAATGTATATTGAGGAATGGACGGAATAACAAATTGTATGGAAAGTATAATAATAAAAAAAATTGAAATGATGTTGGAACTACCTTTGCACGAAAGACAAAAAGCGTATTTCCAAGACTTATTAAACGCCGCAAAGCCCGTTAAAATAGTTCCGGCGGCTGATGTATTGGAGAATTACGAATTGGACTACATACGGCACGTAATTAAGCCAAAGCCGAAAGAATGTTATCGAAATTCCCATTTACTTTGCGAGGCGTTCCCGGAACGGATTCTTTATTGTGAGGGAAAAACAAACGTCCCAATACCGATTGACCATGCGTTTAACAAGGTCGGCGACGCATATATTGACATAACATTTGAATTTGCGTTGCATGAAAACCCGTCAATATATGAGTACGTAACATTTGGCGAGTACGACGCAAAGACCATACGAAAAGCAGTATTGGAAACCGGATATTACGGCGAAATTTACAAATGGTTGTATTATCAGAGTAAGAAATAAAAAGCCCCCCGGCGTCATAAATCAATATGCACCGGGGGAATTTTACGCAGTAACCGAGAGCGATATTTGGTTGATGCGGTACCACAAAAATATATTGTTTGCCGTAAATTGCAAAACAACCCGCAAAAATAAATTTGAAATAAAAGTATTTATTTTTGGTAATTAAAGAAATATTTGTACCTTTGCATTGAAGTTAAGCCCACGCACGGGGATAGTGCGAAATAATATGAATATCAGAAAAGACAAAGAATTGAACATTTTGGCTAAAGCATCCGGAAAGAAAGCAACAGAAGTTGAAACAATCATTGTAAATCAATTAATCCAAAAGGAAATGATACAAGACGACCCGAAATTTTGGGGATGCACTTTGTTTGATAGTATCGAACGTGACGTTCCGGTTTCTGATGTTGTCGGCATTATCAAAGCAACCGGAATTTCGGTTGTACGTTCCGAACATTTGGACGCATTTCTGAATTTGGTATTGGTCGGAAAAGGAGATTGCCCGGTATGTGGCGGAGAAATGGAAGTTACCGACGCCGATTATAAATGTTGCGGCGGCGATGGGTATTTAACCCCGTATGAATACGAACCGATATTTGAGGAAAAAACCTGCAAACATTGCGGACACGTAGAATAATAACCATAAAAATAAACAATATGAAATTAAGAGTAAATGAAGCAATCGCCCGTTCCGAGGCGAACGGAAAAAAGGTATTGAAAAAGGATATTGCAGCCCGTTTATTTGAGGGCGCAAGCGAAAGCGCACAGCAGGTTAATATGACAAATCTTTGCAACGGGACAACCAAAAGGATTGTTCCGGAATGGGTAGTAATAATTTGCGAAATGTGCGGTTGTTCCGCCGATTATCTGTTTGGAATGGAGGATTAAAACCATGAAAAAGAAGTTTATCGAAAAAATGGAAAAGATGGTTGATGTTTTCTTTTCCGATGCGTGGCAAGCAAAGGTTTTTGCAATGATATTTAGCATTTTAGGAGTAATATGTTTTATTGCCGGATTTTGGAATTATATCCATTTTTTGTTTTCTGCAATGTGTGGATTAATGGTTTATGTATTGTTTAACGAATTAAAGAGCAAATAACATGAGAGCGAAAAAGAAACAGCCGGAAAACCCGGAAAAAAGTATTGCAAACACAATGGGTAACGCAGTAAATGCGGTTAAGAAGTTGGCGGAAGCAATGGGACAATTGCCCGCCGATAAATTCCCGGAAATAAACGATGAACAACAGATTGTCCCCGGATTGGATGCCGTCGAAATAGAACAGCCCGCCGGGGCTTTTGAAATTGTGCCGGGCATGACGGTTGAGGAAATGACAGCAATGTTTTTTGATGGTGCGTTGATTGAACCGCCGTATAAAGTATGGCAGCTAAACAGCAAAGGACACCGATATTATTACAAGTTTGACGACAACGGAACCCCGGAATTTTATCCGTCAGTTACAACAATTTTGTCCCAAACAATGCCACAATCGCCGTTTCTGATAAAATGGATTGCCGACAAAGGTATTGACGAAGCGGAACAATACAAAGCAGAACGGGCGGCGTATGGTACATTTATGCACGCCCAATTTGAAGAACTTATAATTAACCGGGTTTATGATTTGGACGGATTGAAAGCCAAATTGAAAGATTATATTGATAACAACAAATTGCCCGCCGATTTCATTTATTACGCTGATGATTTCAAAAAGGATATATTAGCATTTGCGCAATTTGTTTTGGATTATGACGTTAAACCGTTAGCCGTGGAAATTGCGTTGGTACACCCCGTTCATAATTACGCCGGAATGATTGATTTACCGTGTACGATGTTATCAAAGCCCGGTTCAAAAGAATACATAAACGCAATTGTGGATTTCAAAAGCGGGCGCAAAGGATTTTACGAAGAAGCGGAAATTCAGTTGCATTTATATGCGATGATGTGGAACGAAAATTTCCCGGATATTCCGATTGACCGTGTTTTCAATTTCAGCCCGAAAGATTGGCGAAAGAAACCGACGTACAATTTGAAAGACCAAACAGACAGCCCGAACGCAAAGAAAATCCCGTATCTTTTGGAGTTGGCAGCAATTGAGGACGAAAAACGGGATAATACATTTACGGCGGTTTCCGGGGAAATATCATTGGATAACGAACCGGATTTGACAAACAATATTGTTTCGCTGACGTTGGCGGAACTTGTTAAAAGCAAAGCCCCGGCGGAAAAGAAAAAGCCGGAACCGGAAAAAGCCGTTACCGTTGAGGATTTGAAGAAAGACCCGGAACCCGAACCACAACCGGAACCGGAGGAAAAGAAAACCAAGACCGTAAAGAGAACCACACGAAAAACGGCAAAAACGGCGGAAAACAAGCCCGTCAAGGAAAAGAAAACCAAGACCGTAAAGAGAACCACACGAAAAACGGCAAAAACGGCGGAAAACAAGCCCGTCAAGGAAAAGAAAACCGCAAAACGTACAATTACACCAAAAAAAGAAAAAGTGGCTAAAATCGAAGAAAAACAGCCTAAAAAGCTGGAACCCGTGACAAAGAAAGATTTGTTGAATACTGAAATTGATATTTGATTATGAAAGGACGTATAAACATAAACAGACCAACCACCGGCATACAACGTGTTGTTTTGCCACGTGTGGGGTTTATCAAAGTAGGGTACAAGGAAAAGGCGGCAAACGGCAAAGAATACCCAAAAAGCGTTGATTATTTTATACCAACCGGAAAGTATGCAGGATTGTTTACGAAAGCATACGGCGAGAAACCGCAAACAATACAGATTGTTTTCTCGGACGACGCCCCGGAAAAGGTTTGCAATGAAATGTACGAATACCGGGACGACGACGGGCGACGCATAGCATACGGCGACGGGGAAACGTTCTTTGTATGGAACGGAAAACAATATTGTCAATATAGTACAAAGGATTATCCCAATTTGATGGCGGGGGTTGCGGAAAAGCACCCCAACCGTGCCGTATTAAACGGCGGCGACGGATGGATTGTAACGTTAACCGTAACTTTCATTATTCCGTTGGTGCGTGGCGTTGGCGGAGTTTGGCAGTTTACGACAAAGGGGACAGCGTCAACAATACCCAATATCCGTGATACATTCGACGCAATATTGCAAGAAAAGGGATTTGTAAAAGGAATTATCTTTGATATGAATGTACAATTTGCGGTTTCTCAAAAGCCCGGCGACCGTTCCCGTTATCCGGTTGTTACGATTGTTCCAAACGAAAGTGAGGGAAATTTGTTTGCGGTAAAAGAAGCTTTTAAGCCCGTACAGTTGTTGGAATAAAAAAAAAGTATTATATTTGTGGCGTAAAATAATCGACCGTTACCGATTGAAAGATATTTGCTAATTAGCTACAAAGCCCCTTTTAGATGTGTAACGGCTCTAATTGGGGCTTTTCTTTTTTAATTATGACTTACAATATTTTGATTGACCAAAGATTCGCCGTTGCAAATAAACTGACTATTGTTCAAACAACAACGCTTGCAGCGTGTATGACATTGCCAATATGGACTAATACAATTACGGTTGATGGCATTGTTTGGTATCAATATTCGGAAACAAAAATGGTAGATGATTTTCCGTTGCTTTTTTCAATCCCTAAAAGAGTTTACAAAAACATTAAAGAACTTGCAGACAGAGGATTTATTGAGTTGAGTTCTTTTGGGAAAACAAAGTATCTAAGATTTACAGAAAAATGTAAAACATGGAACAGAAGCGAAACGGACTTTAATCAGTCCGAAAACGGACTACAAGACTATAATATTAATATACAGCAGTCCGAAAACGGACTAAACAACAGTCCGAAAACGGACTATAATCAGTCCGAAAACGGACTACAAGACTATAATATTAATAAT